CTTTGTTCTTGTGCAATAGAGAAGAATTTTGAGACACCTGACGTTTTGCTTCTTCGTAAGCGCTGCCTTTAGAAATTTTTCTTCTTTGATTATTATTATTTGTCCTTAGTATCATCCATAGCGCATACCACATACTTTTCGTATGTTTGGGATCAATAGTCATTTTTGGCAGTAAAATATGAACTAGCCGATGTTCTTTGGCAGTTAAGTAAACTAGGTTGTCTTTATTATTTGTTCCTCCTAAGGATTTAGGTATAATATGGTGTTTTTCTTTATATATTTCTTTAGATAATGTTCTTGACTTCGCACGTTCAATAATGTTATAGTAACACTTAGTATACTTGTTTTGTAAATACATCGCTGATAGTTCCTTTTTAACTGTTAGAGTCAATGGATGCGCCAACATCGCGATTGACACTTATATTTATGATGGAGAAAAAAATTCGCATTTTAACCCTTGATGAAAACAAATACTACGAACTTGATCATCTTCCTGAAGAGATAGATGATATGAGATTTGCCATTTTAGATAATTCAAATCCGCATGAAGTTGATTACCATTATATACCTCTGATATTTTTGGAAAGTTTTACTGCGCCGGCTTTGGTATTGCGAATCGGGAATCACCGTGTGCGTATGCCAGTTGACTGGCAATTACTAATTGGTGAACCAGACTTTGGGGATCTTGAAGTGATCCCGCTGTCAGCATTAAATGACCGTGGATTTAAAGCATTCCAGTTTAATCCGTTGTCTAGTTTCAGGCCTAGTTTTTTAGATGTTGAAATATTAGATGTCTATCAAGATTTAACTTGGTATGCTCCTAAATTAAAAAATGGGCAGTTATTGTGTGTCCCGCTCGGCGATGATAAAGAACCTGAGTGTATATATTTTGTAAAAGACATCAGTCGTAATTGTGAGATAGTAGATTATAGGCAGGTTTTCTAATGATCTTTGAAAATAAAAATCAATATACGACGTCTGACAGTACCGCAGCACCAAAGATTAAAGATCCTACCGAAAAACTCTTTGACTCTGTCGAATCTAAGCTGAAAAATTATGAGATGATGTTAAACGACCAGCATACACTTATCAGAAAACTTCAACGTGATGTTAATCGTCTGAAAGATCAGATCAGTCAGATAGCAGGAAAAATATCACGTGGATAAGCTACACATTAGTAATGAAATGCGATGTTATGACGCGAAAGATCGTAATTTCTATCGCGAGTTAACTGATGAAGAACGTAAAAAATTCAGTAACTATCTTATGATACGATGGGGAAGCTCCGTACAAGGTAGCCGAGAACTACAAGAGTATTATCTCATCAGCTGTAACGAAAGATTGAACAAACATTTTTTTGCGATTAATCGACATCCACAATTACAATGGCTATGTGCTACAACTGTAAGTCCAGATATGGGTAGCCAACGACATCAGTGGATCGCTCCTAAGAAAAAAGAAGCTGGCGCTAACAAAAATAAAAAAATATTGGAAGAGTTGTTTCCTAATATGAAGCAAGATGAACTAGAAGTAATGGCTGCGATTAACAGTAAAAAGGACATAGATGAATACCTTCACAAACATGTCATCGAAAAATGAAGTATACGTGCCAGTATTGTAAAAAAAACTTCATAAAAGAATCTAGTCTCACAGTGCATGCCTGTGAGCAGAGGCGGCGCTATACTGAACGTGACGAAGCTGGTGTCCGCATGGGTTTTAATGCTTATCTGAAATTCTATGAATTGACACAGGGGTCAGCCAAATTAAAAACTTACGCAGATTTTGCCGAGAGTCCTTACTATAAAGCATTTGTCAAATTTGGTAGATACTGCGTCAACACTAAAGTAATCAACCCCGCTAGATTTACGGAGTGGGTGCTCAAGCAAAATAAGAAACTGGATTATTGGTGTAGCGATAAACTCTATGAAGAATATCTTCTTTATTATTTGAAAGTAGAGCGCATGGAAGATGCGTTAGCTCGAGCGATCGAACATTCTATCAAATGGTCCGAAGACAAAGATGCTGCGCCACAAGATTTTTTGAGATACGGCAATACCAATGTCGTGCTTCATGCTATAACCGGTGGTCGTATCAGTGCCTGGGTATTGTATACTTCCGAATCAGGTCAGAAGTTTTTATCTGAATTGAATGAAGAACAGCGTAATATGATCTGGCCTTATATAGATGTCGACGTCTGGACAAAAAAATTACGCGAAGATCCTGCTAATCGCATCGAAGCGCAGGAATTATTACAAAAGGCTGGGTGGTGATGAGCGCAGATATCGATATTGATCTGGCAAACAGAGATGAAGTTTTAAAACTTATCGATTGTACTCTGGCTCGTTATACTGTACAAAATCAGGTGCGACGTCACGCATCTGGGGTGTATGTCACAGATATCCCTTATGATCCTATCAATAATTGCGCTGCGATAGATTATGAAGATGCCGAAGCTAGGGGATATTTTAAGATTGACCTCTTAAATATGTCAGTGTATCAATTGATCAGGAATCCGCAACACTATGACGATATGTTGTCACGAGAAGTTCCCTGGTCAAAACTATGGGAAGATTCAGAATGGGCTAAACAACTGGTACATATTGGCAACTATACCGACTTGCTACGGACTATGCGCCCAGATTCGATACCACGCATGGCAGCATTTATCGCAATAATACGCCCAGGTAAGGCTCATTTACAGAATAAGCCTTGGGATGAAGTATTTGATAGTGTTTGGGATGGGGACGACTCAAAAGGCTTTGTATTCAAGAAAGCACATAGTCTTAGCTATTCAATGCTAGTTGCCTTACACATGAACTTACTCTTCCATACGTCTGACTAGAGTAATAGATTTTCTTTTACTTTTCTTGCGAGCGATCTCGCTTAAACTGCATACAGGTCCGTGTAAAATTTCTAGATCTTTATTAACAAATGTACGTAAGTAGATTTTAAATGGGAGCCACTCATGCTTTAAAAATATGTTAATGGGTACGGTTCTATTACTCTCCCACCACCATATATTGGCTAACTCTAGAAACTTTTTCTTAGTCTCTAAGTCAGTTATACTACCAAAGTCGTAGATAGTAGTGATCGTATTGTCTTGATTTTGTATAATACCTACGTATTCTTGACTGGCGTACAAGCATAGAGTTATAAAAGGATATTTGTCGGTTAATTTAGCGAAGATTTCGTTGGTCATAGATTGTTAAAAACATTTACCATATTTAGCTATCCAAAACGAATGGATAAATATCATTATGAACTATAACGTTAAACCCCGCTAAATAGATATGTATGTACTCTACTACCCTATATTGGTTCCAACAACGAACACAAGTATTGTTGATAGATTCCAGCGGTCAATTTTTTACTGCGAGATATAATCCTGTGTATGCTAAACGGTTGACAATTAACCTTGGAGTTGACAATGTGCTGCTGTTTTCCCTTGTCAATCAAGATGAGAAACCAGTAAATGTAACTGGCTGTACTTTCACATTTAGACTTACTGACACCGCTGGTGTCAACATGCTACTACAGGAGCCTATGACTATCTTAAACGCCCCCACGGGGCAGGTAAAGGTGTTTATTCCTGCGGCAGATACATTAGAACTAATCGCACAGCCAGCATCTTATTCGATAACAGTTCAGAGTGGCAATTTAAATCAAGCGGTTTTCACTAATGCGCAATCTGGAGCAAGAGCTCCCGTTGATCTAGTTAACTCAGTGTTCCCGCAATTTGTGCCTAGCAGTCAGCTTACTATCCCCACGACACAGATGACCAATCAAGGTATACAGTATGACGGAGCAGCTTGGGCTAATTTTCCGACTTGGGCCAATCCCTATTATTGGGGAGCCAACGGCGACGGATCTTGGTACTATAATACATGGCAAAATACTGAATACTACTCTAGTTTTATACATCCTAGGGGTTACATCACTACAGTTCAGATGGATTTGATCGGATATACCGGTACTATTAAAGCACAATGGGCTGAAAATTATCAAAGTATATGGTATAATGTAACAGAAAGCACTACCTATTATAACGAAACTAGAACTATACATATGAATATAGTGGGATGGCATCCGTTACTACGGCTAGCCTTCAATAACAGTATTTTTGCTACTCCGAACCCGCCAGGTGTGCCTGCCATAGCCTATGCGGTATGCTCTGAAGGTGTAGTTACACAGATTATAGTATCGAATGGTGGTTCTGGCTACCTTGCCCCTCCAAAGGTAGATATCATAGGAAATGGATCGGGGGCGATAGTAGAAGCTACCATCGGCGGAGACGGCACGGTAACTGGCATCAACGTAATAAACGGCGGATCGGGATATTGGCCTATACCCGCCGGTGGCGTCAATCCAGAAGCATTGCCGGTACCACCAGCTAATCAAGGCGCATTTGTTTTAATATCAACTGGATATGTGGTAAATCTCATTTATCGTTGATAATCAAAGTACTTGAATTCTACCCGAAAATCTGCTACAATTTAGCATGATTGATGTGATTTCTCTATTGCCCGTTAAACATAAACGTAACAGCTCCGGTTGGATTACTTTCAACGCGGTCTGTTGCCATCATCGCGGGGAAAATCAAGATCGCAAACAACGCGGAGGATTTAAAAGCTCTGGCGAAGGATGGTATTATGCCTGTTTTAATTGCGGGTATACTGCTAGTTTTGCCATAGGGCGTAGTTTAACGTTTAAGGCGAGACAATTCCTCGCTTGGTTGGGGGTTGATTTGAGATTGATCGAGGAGATTAATCTAGAAAGTTTGAGACATCGAACTATGTATGGTTTGTTGGAAAGCACCAGACCAACGATACATAAAGTAGAATTTGAGGAACGCGATCTACCTGCTGGGTTAGAACTCATGGATAGCGCGAATCCGCAACACACACCTTATATAGAGTATTTGTTATCCAGGAGTTTAGACTATACCACATATCCTTATATGATATCACCAGATGCCGAAGGTAGGCAAGCGAAGCGCATTGTTATACCTTTTACATACCAGGGCATGATGGTGGGCAACACCGCGAGATTTTTAGATGACCGCACACCAAAATATATCTCAGATATGCAACAGGGATATGTGTTTGGAGTAGACCTGCAGAGAGAATCTTGGCATCATGTTTTTGTGGTAGAAGGGATATTTGATGCGTTATCCATAGACGGTATAGCAGTACTACATAATGACATAAACACTAAACAAACACAAGTAATTAAAAATCTAGGAAAAACAGTGACTGTGATTCCAGATCAAGATTTAGCAGGCATGAAGCTGGTAGACCGTGCTATAGAATTAGGGTGGGCTGTTAGTATGCCTGAGTGGCCGAATGGAATAAAGGATGTGAACGATGCTGTAATAACTATGGGTAAGCTGGCAACAATACTAACTATATTGCAGTTTAGAGAAACAAACAAATATAAAATAGAGATACAGAGGAAAAAACTTGTTAAACGATTACGGTCTTGAAGTCCAGAAATTATTTCTAGAGATGCTCTTGAATGACGCCGAGTCATTTGTCAGGATACAAAACATTTATAATCCCGCAAACTTTGACAAAAGTTTACAACCTGCGGCAAAATTTATTAAAACTCACTATGATGAGCATGGGGCGCTGCCGATAATAGAGCAAGTATCGGCAGCGGCAAATGTCAGACTCGATAAATTACCTGACTTGCCAGATGGTAATATCGAATGGTTTATGGAAGAATTTGAGTCATTTACTAAACGCGAAGAATTATCGAGGGCTATCTTAAAATCTTATGACTTATTAGAAAAAGGTGATTTTGGTCCTGTAGAGAAACTCATCAAAGATGCGGTACAGATCAGTTTACAAAAAGACATGGGTACTGACTATTTTGCCAGCCCCACTGACAGAAATAACAGATATTTTAACAGTGGCGGACAGGTCAGCACAGGATGGCCAAGTCTCGATAAGATATTATATGGTGGATTTAGTCGTGGCGAATTAAACGTGTTTGCCGGCGGAAGTGGGTGTGTAACTGCTGATACTATGGTTACTATCGTTGAATTACCAATTATACCCTATTCCTAAACCGTAAGCATAAATAAATATGCTTACAGGAGAGAACGA